CACAGGCTGCCAAGGATGCCAAGCACCCACAGCAAAGCTTCTTTTTCGGTCATGCGCCCTCCCGAAGACGGGTCAGACCCTTCTTGCGGATGATTTTGGGGTAGTTGATAGTGGTGACGTTGAGGTCTACGTTGCCGGAGATGCCCGGCACGCTGCCTTTGCTGGTGTGCTGGTGGGCGTTGTAGTTAAACGTCACGTTGGGCGTCTTGCCGGTGTAGTCGGCCAGCCAGACGTCCCAGCGGCCTGCCAAGCGCTGCATGTCCATCTCATAGCTGTAACCCGTGTAGGTGTACAGCTGGGCGTAAAAGCCCATCCGCTCCACCTGTTCCAGCGCGTAAGCGGTAAGATTGGACAGGTCAAGCGTGGACAGCTGCTTGAGCTTGTTTTCCTCCACGTCCACGCACACGGGCATGGTGAGCTCTTTGCCGCGTACCGCTTCCCGCACAAGGGCCAGCTCTGCATCTGCTATAGCCTCGCTGGTGGCGTAGGTGTAGTAGTAGACGCCCACGTCCAGCCCAGCGGCCCGGGCGTTGCGGTAGTTACGCTCAAAGGTCGGGTCGATGTACAGTCCGTCTGCCCGCTTGCTGAGCTTGCGGTTGGTGGAGACCGTCTTGAGCATCGCCCCCTTGTAGCCAGCCGCTTTGACCTTGCGCCAGCCGTCGAGGGTGATTTTGCCCTGATACCGGCTCACGTCAATGTAGCGGTAGGGTGGTGCGCCCTCCCAGCCGGTCACGGTGTCCACTGTGGACACTTTTTCAGGGGCAGGGGATTCCAGCTCCTCTGCCTTGTCTTTGGCGGCGCGGGAGAGGGCTTCCAGCAGCTTGGAGATAAAATCAAAAAATGCTTTCATTCCACGCCGCCTTACTGCCCGAGGGCTTCTTCGATTGCTTTCAGGTCGTCAGCTGTCAGGACCGGATAATCTGCGGCAATGTCTTCAAAGGTCTCACCAGCGTCAAGCCGGATGCGGAATGCCCGCACCATGATGCGGAGCTTCAGGTTGTTTAGCGTCTTCATAATTTTAGCCTCCAATCAAATCGGCCATCATGAGTACAAGGTCGTCGTTTGCAGCTTCAAGAGAGGTGAGCCGTTTTTCCGCTTTTGCTTTAGCGGCTTCGTCCTCTGGGATTTCCCTCAAGATAAACTGCCACGTCCCGTCCGGTGTGTCAGTAGGCTGCATGATTTGCACCAACTCTGCATTGTGCAGGGTATCAGGGTAGTCGCACTGGCTCATGTCGCCATCGCTGGCGGTGATATGGACTTCCGACAGCTTGCCATTAAACATTTCTGTGGTAATCTCGGTTGCACTGTGGAACGTGTTGGCTCCGGGGTTCAGGGTCAAGCCCTCAATCAATTTCCCACTTGCGAGGGTGACTGTATAAGTTTTCATGACTATAAAGACTCCTTTCTCTCAATCCTGCGGTACAGGCCCGCAGGATGTTCGATTAGCCAATCAGCCCAACGACAGGACGAACGCCATCGGCAACGTTGGGACTATCGCAGCCCGTTTCGCCGTTGCCGCTGACACGCGCGAAACGGGCTGCCGAGACGACGTCTCGCAGCCAGTAAGGGCTACGGGCGCAAATCATCCACGGAGCCAGCCGGAAAAGGGGCAACTGGCTCTTGTCAATGGTATAGTTACGGCAGGTGTTCAACGGGTCAGTGCCGTCCGGCATGGGCGAGAATTGCCGTCCACCATAAACCATGTTCTCGTTCATCAGGTCAACGGTACTGTCGTACCAACCGGAGCCAGTGGGCTTACCGTTTGTGACGGCATTCACCAGATGTTCACGGTGGTTCAGGATGTGAGCAGAGCCAAAAGCAGTGTTGAACGTGGTCTTTGCCTGCGTCAGACCGTTCTTGTACAGGTCAGAACCGACGTAGCCGCCCTCGGTTGTGTTGGTGGGGTTGAACTTGTAGGTGTACAGCTGGCTGCGGGGAATGACTACGGCGTGATGGGTATTGCAAGCCGTGTCGCCGCACTTATACCAGTAGTCAAAAGCGGCGATTATGTAGTCCACATCGCTGATAGACCAGTAGTCACCAAGATATAGGTCTTTGAACGTGCCCGCCTTGATAGCTGCCCACTGCTCGCTCGTGACGCTGCCGCCCAGATTCTTGCCGCGGAACGTGGCGTTATGCGCGCCTGCGCCGTCGGGCACCATAATGCGGAGCATGGTGTCCTGCGACATATCCGGGTTTACGATGTTCAGATCAGACAGGACCTTTGCCAGCATTACGCGCTGGGTGCTGTTGCCCTGCAAGATAAGCTGGTCAGTTTTTGCTACTGTGCTTGCCTGCGGAAGGCTTGTAATGGGTACATTTGCCATAATTTGTCCTCCTTAAATACGTTTGTTTGCGGTTAGCGCGTTGCCGTCCGATGCGCACAGCACGTCGCCGGTGCTGGTGTACAGCCCAAAGGTCAGGTTGCCGGTCACGAGCATCAGCATGATGCTGTCAAGCGCGTCACCGGTGGCCTTTGCGTCTGCGGGTGCGTCGGCGATGCTCAGGGTCTTATCCGTATTGGCTTTAGCTCCGGCCTCTTGAGAATAGCGCAGGGCGTTGGCCTCCGAGATGGCGGCGTTCGTTTCGCTGGTTTTCGCCGCGCTTGCGGAGGACGCGGCAGAGGACGCACTGGAAGCGGCCGCTTTCTGGCTGGCGGCGGCGTTGGTCTCGCTGATTTTGGCGGCGGTTTGGGATGCTTTGGCCGCTGACGCGCTGGATGCTGCGGCACTCTGGCTTTCGGATGCCGCAGATGCGCTTTTGGCGGCAGCTGTAGCACTGCTTGCGGCGGCGGTCTGGCTGGACTTTGCTTCCGCCGCAGACTTGGACGCTGCGCTTGCGCTGGATGCTGCGTTTTTTTCACTTGTTGCGGCAGATGCAGCTTTCGTATCCGCTCGTTTCGCGGAGTCTTCGGAGTTCTGAGCACTTGTAGCAGCAGCGGACTCAGAACGAGCTGATGCGTCTTGAGAAGCTTTTGCGTTTTCTGCGGCTTTCTCTGCGGCTTCTTTCGCAATGTCCGCACCAGCAACATCGCTCAGAGTGTTAAGCGTGGCGGCGTTCATCGGAGTGCCTTCAACGACTGGCTCATCGTTGCGGATGAGCGTTACGACTTCGAATGAGCCGTCCGCACGAAGAATTGTCCACCGATTCGGATACTTTGCTTGCCTGTCAACAAAGTGCATAATAGGGTTCACCTCCACATATCGGCTCTGAGCAATAAAGCAAGCGGTCTTTTGCCAGCATTTCGACATCGAGCAAAATTTGTTCCACCTGATTTATCACGGTAAAATGCAAATAGTCCAGCTTTTCGGGCGTGTTTGGGCTGGAATCAACACCGTTACATCTTGCACGAAGGATTTGGATGTTATCAATCCAACGTGCGGCATCCGCAGCAGTCAGATATCCATTTTCACCCCAGTCGGTTTTTACGGATACCGTTGCGTGAAGAACATCCGCGATTTCCTGAACGCCGCTTTCGATACGGTTGTAGTCGAGATAGCTCAGTGCGCCTTTCATGCCAGCGGCCCATTCAAGCTGTTCCCCTTCCGTCCATGTTCCGGCTTTTGCTTTTTCAGCAAGAGCCTTCACACGGTCAACATCCGATTGTGTCCGGTCGGTTATCCAGTTACTCAACGCACATCAGCTCCTTCCAAAAGGTATCCCTCCACCGTTCCATGGAAACAGCCAGAGTATTCATAGCTGAACCGAGTAGTCAGAAGAACAGAAGAGTATCCAAATTGATGATGAATCAGAACGTAGTCCAAGGCATCGAAGTGTGGGCTTGCACGATAGCTCAGAGAAGCTTTCTTTCGGTTGGACAAAATCTTGTAAGCTTCGGTCAACGCATTTTTGGGCTGAGAAAGGATGCTTTCAGATAACATCTCGTTACTGATCGTTTGCGTTGCACCTTCACCAGAAGGATTGCTTGGATAAGAATGCTCTTTGCTCTCAGAGCTGCTTCCAGACTTCACGTTTACCGTACAAGAAACATTTTTGAGCGGAGAAGAGAAGGCAATTTCAGGCCAGCTGAAATTGTTGATGATTCCAATTTCACCAGCAAGATTTGAAGATGCGGTGGAAATATCCGGAATGCGGTCAAGCACGATGACGCCTTCGCGTGTCTGATACATTGCCATGCCAGTAGCATTTGCAACCATCTGAAGAATATCCGAATCCTTGTAATCGCCCTTGCTCTGGCTTGTGATGTCCGTACTGTAATTTTTCAGTTCTTCCGAAATCCGGAATGTTGCAATGCTGTCGCTGAGAAGTTCCAGCGCATCGTATGCCATCTCATACAGTGTTCCGTACATACGGCCTGTGTAGTTGGAAACCATGAGATATGCAAACGCGTCACGCGCTGTAAAGCTTGCTTCGATGCTGTTTGCAGGAACGCTCCATTCCGACAAGAAAAACTTTCCACCGTCAATCCATTCGGTTGTGCCGTCAACATCCATTCCGTACTGAACAGAAATCTGCTGGCGTTCATACAGATACCGGTAAAGCCCTTCTGGGTTGATGGGGTTCCACTTCTGCTGGCTGTTATCGACTGTAAACGTAATGCTGTCGTTTGGTAACTGTCCACTGATCGGGTCGCGGGAAGACTCATGCGTGTACGAGAAAATGTCGTTCTTCTCGAACACAATGAACTGGCCGAGTTGGATTTTTTCCAAACGAGCGCGCCGGTTTGAAATACACCACGAGATGATTTCAAGAGATACTGAATCGTATCCGGAAATTTCCCACTCTACTTCAGACAGAACGGAATCGTTGTTCTGAACCGTTTTTGTTGAAACGACCGCTTTCCCGGAATAGGCTGTCAGTTTGAAGCTGGTTGCCCACTCATTACACGTCTGCGACCATGTGATCGTCACGCCCGGTATCTTGGCTGTGTGAAGTTTACTGAACGAAAGCGTGATTTTGGGGTGATAGCTGTCCGAAACACAAAACTCACTGACATAACCGGCTTCTTCCGGATAAATGAACAAATTGCAGAGAAGAACATCGTTATCGGATGTCGTCAAAGCATCATATTCAGGCGTTGTCAGCGTGTAAAGTGTACTTTCCGGAACATTCGCAAACGGGATTTGAAACGTTCCGTCAAGCGGAACAAAATTCAGCTCACCAGTAGCGTACTTTGTATAACCAAGGCTTTCGTTCTTTACAACGGACGAAACATCACTGAACGAGACCTCTCCGTTCGTGCTTGGAATTGCATCTTCCTGTAAGCCCGGTTCCGTAATTGCGTAGGTGATTTTTACGAATGTCTCCGGAACCAGTGTTTCGTTGAATTTGTCCAGCCATCTCTGAGAAGGTTGTACCATGCGTTACACCTCCACCAGAGAAAGAGAACAATCCGTCCAACCCATTACATTTCCGTTCTTCGGGCTCCTGCGCCACATACCAGCTGTTCGGTCGGAAACGTACATTTGTCGGGTGTCATATCCTGCCTTTGTCTGGTTATAAAAACGTACAGTGCAGTAAAAGTTTGTAGTAAACAAACTCAGGATAGTTGCCCACTGCTGTGCGGTTAAATAGTTCCATTTCAGAGCAACCTTTGCAACATCATGCCGCACAACAGCGCCAACCACTTTACCTTTTACGTTTCGTCCGGAATCCACAATGGTGCTTGTCGTCCCGCTATAAGAGGACGGCTCCGGAAGTTCTGCTCCGTTCACCGTAACCAAAGCAGGAATGCTTGCCATAAGCCGTCACCTCCGTTAATAACTATAGACTTCGTTGCCCATCAGCGACATTCCACGAGCGTTCTGATTTTTTTCGACAGAAGCCGTAAGCTGTCTGCCGTCTAGATAAATTTTGAGTTCTTTTCCTCCGGTCAGTTCGTCGCCGTACCGCTGGAAGATGTCAAGGAACGCGTTGTAAGTGCCATTGTAGACAGATTCACGCATTTCCTCTTCGTTGAAATCGACCGTTACGGTCGCGCTCCCACTGTAAGAGCCGGAGGACGTGCCGTTGTTTTTATCCCACTCTTTCGTACCTGGATAATCAGATGGATTGTAGTTTGGGTAATTGGGCGTATAGCTAGGATTATAACTAGGATAGTTAGAGTTCGAAGGCGTATAGCTAGGATAGCTAGGATTGTAACTAGGATAGTTAGAACTCGAAGGTGTATAGCTAGGCGTCGTAAAATTATACTTTTCCTTTAGGCTATTTAGCGTTTCTTGTTGCTGGCGCATCAACTCTTCGTATTCGGAGTTGTAATCCCTGTTGTCGTCGTTTTTAAGCTTCTCTTGTTCCTCTGCCAGCTTTCTTGCCGCCTGGTTATCTCTACGCTTCTGAGCAATCTTGTCAGCAAAGTCATATAGCGGATTGGAGAGCCTGCTCATCGAGCTCATTCCAAGACCTTTTCCGATTTTGCTGTTTGCAAGCTTATTATAAGCATCGATAACAACATTGATAGCGCTGATAAAGCCTTGAATGGTAGACCCAAGCACTCGAAGAACGCCTTCAAAGACAAGCGACACGAAGTCTCCAAATCCGTTCCATGCTTTCTTCATGGAGTTCGCGGCATCGCCGTTTTTATTAACCATGTTCACCAATGCACCCACAAACATTCCGATAAGAGAAATGACAAGCATAATCGGGTTTGCGTCCATTGCGACGTTCAGCCCGGTTTGTGCAGTCGTTGCAGTTGCAAGAGAAGGAACAAACATTCCAATGAACCCAGAAGCAAGTTGAGACAGGTTAGTAAAAACTCCGCTCAAAGACGTGGACAGCTGCGAAAGCGCAGTCAAGGCAAACGTTTGAATCTGCTTTCTTTGCTCATCGTTCAGATTGTGATAGAAATATGCAGCAGACCATGTTGCAATTTTCTCAAGATTGCCGTCTTTAATTGCGGTGAATAAAGTTTGGATGCTGCCAATCGTGTCCGTTTGAATTGCTTTGTTTACGTTGTTCCACTCGGAATCAAGGTTTGCCCAGAAGGTTGTCCCAAAGTAGGTAGCAGCAGAGCCAAATAGAGAGGCTGTAGATGGAACTTGCGTGTTCATGCCTTCCGCAGTTTGTACGGCGGCAGCCTGCCCCATCGCATTGAATGCGCCGGTGTTGAGACCCAATCCAGTTGCAGCAGCATTGACGGCCTGTGCGCCCATCACATTGAACGCGGTATTCACATAATCTTTCGCGTTCTCAACGCCTTGTACTAGACCCTGCATCAAAAAATCGCCAATCTCCGCAAACACAGTAGAAGGGGAGTGGATGCCGAGAAGAGATTTGAACTTATCAACAGCAGAAGTGGCAATACCGGTAACGCTACTAATGGCTTGTTCTTTCAAATTTTTGATGCCGTCGATAAAACCTTGAATCAGGTTTTTGCCAGCATTAAAGAACTCGTCACGTTTTTCTCTAAACTTGCTGAGAACACTATTTACCCATTCCGCAGCAGCTCTTCCTGCATTTGCAGCGCTTTCCTCAATGTCTTTAACTTTCTGGTCAAACGCTTCTCGAATAGTGCCGAGTGTTTCTTTCAAATCGGCGATGTTTTTCTTGGTTTGCTCAATAAGACCATGAATCAAGGAGGTGTTTTCCCAATAGCCCGCTGCGAAGTCCTTGAGACTGTCCCAAGACTTGCCGATGTTTTCCTTGAAACCTTCCCACTTCTGGTTCCACCACTCGTTGAGCGCTTCAAGTTTTTCATTGAATGTGTATCGGAAAATTTCAAACGTAGAATCAATACCCTGTTCGGCCATATTGATTTCGTTATCAGAGAAGCCAAGATTTTTCAAGCGATAGTGAATCGCAAGGGTTGTATAGCCCGCATCTTCGTAACGCTTGATATAATCTTCAACATCTTTGATTCGGTCTTTTTCGCCAAAGGTAATACCAAGCTGTTCCAGAACAATGCCAACGCCAACACCGAGAATAAGCGCCGCACCGGCAATCGGTGCGGATGCACCAGCAGCCAAAGAAAGTGTGACACCAGCAAGACCGCCAGCAGCCGCCGTCAAAGCGGTCAGTAACATATCAATGGAATCACCGGGCTTGATAGAGCCGCCTTTTGTGCCGCCATAAGTAATGGCAGACAAAGCAAGAACAGCGCCAACAGAAAGGCCAAGTGAAAATCCTGTAACAGTTTTAGTAAACACTGCGCCAGCAATTCCGGTTGTTACAGCAGCGCTAATACCTTGAATCCAAACGGATGCATCGGTAGCCTTGACAGTGCCTTGAGACAAATTGGTTTTAATGGATTCAAGCTGTACAACGGCGCTTACGATAAGAGCAAGAGACGCTCCTTCGGATCCAAACAAAGCGTAACCGCCAATAGCTGTTGCGGCAGTAGCAAGCCATTCTGCAAAAAAAGCTTTAACATCTCCGGTTTTCAGGAAGCTATCAGAAAATTTCTGAACAAGTGTCCATTCCACAACAAAGATGGCAATCATGGCAGCGGCTTTTTGAATGCCGTTCATGCCTTTAATGACTTCTCCGATTTGTTTAATGAACTTTCCAAGTTCCCAAAGAGCAAATGCCGCCGCAATAGATTCAATCAAAGGAAGCAAACCTCTGATTCTCTCCTTCATCTCATCAATAGATGTACCAACATAATTCTTGAACATATCGTAGCCGGACAGGTCTACGTCACCCAAGATATTGCCAGCAGATGCACCGCCGCCAGAGCCGGAACTTCCCTGTGTGGGGTCAATGATGTTCAATTCATCAAAGCCCATCGTGTAGTCCTTGAGAGCTTTGGCGGCCTTCTTTGTCGAATCGGTTGTTTCGTCCATTGCATCACCGATGCCGCCAACGCTGTCAGCGCTCTTGGTGAAATCGGTGAAAACGACCTTCACACCCATCAGCTTTGCCACCCACTCAACGAACTCTCGGATAAGCTGCACGGCGGCAATCAGCGGGGGAAGAATGGATTTCAGGGCGGGGTAAAGCAGAGAGCCAACAGACTTCGCCAGCATATCAAGCTGAGCTTTCAGAATCTTAATCTGGTTGGCGGGGCTTTGAATGGTCTGCGCAAGATTACCCTGCACGTTGGCAGTCTGCTTCATAATGGCAATGTAACGCAGAACTGCCTTATCCGCCTGAGACAGACTAGAAACCTGTTTGTTAAAGCCCAAAGCCAGAAGCTCTTGCTGTAACCGCGCCTGAGACAGGTCAACACCAAGACGGCGAATAGGCTCAATCTCACCAGAGATTGCGGAGGACATTGCGGTAAAGGTTTCTGCAACGTCCTTGTTCCAATAGGAGCCTTCGTCATAGGCAAGCTGAGTCAGGTTCTTAGACAGAACGTATGCTTTGTCGCTAGTCAGGCCGAACGAAGTACCCAGGCTCTGGATGGTAGCCATGTAGGTCATCGCTTTGGTCGGGTCGACACCAAGCAGACCTTGCATCTTGCTAATGAGTGTATCTGCTTCACCGCTCAAATTGCCCATAGCATTATGAAACAGGTCTGTTGCTTCATAGAAGTCGTTGAACTTTGCAACAGCGTTGCCGAGATACTCAGCAATAGCTTTCAGCGAAACCAGCTTTGCCATGTTCCGCATAAAGCCGTTCATCTGATTGGACAGGCTGAGATAGCTCTTGCGCTGCTTTTCGTTGGCAGCGGTCACGCGGTTAGCTTGTGTAACCACCTTGCTCAACTGCGGGGGGAGCTTTGCAAAAGCGTTGCCCACCTTGTCAAGCTGAGATGCAAGTGGAGTAAGGGCAGTAGAAATCTTCTGGCAGGAGCTTGCAAAAGAATCAAGGTCTGTCGCTTTCAGCTTGTCGGTTAGGTCAGGAACCTTTCCGATCGCGTTGAAAGCACTGCCAAGAGCTTTAAGGTTCGATGCGTCCAGAATGGACAGCGGAGCCAAAGCGTTAGTAAGCTGAGTAATGCTTCCAGACATGGAGTAGAAGTCCACACCGTTCAAGCTGGAGACTGCCGCAGGAATCTTCTTGATTGCATTCACAACCGTGTTAATGCTCTTTGCGCTTGCGGTCGTGTTGACATTGGAAAGCCCGTTCAAGAAGTTATTGATTTTATCCAGCCCGGACATTCCAGCAGACGCCTGTTTCAGCGCAGAAATGGAAGCGGACAGCTTATCAAGGCTGTTCACAACCTTTGTCACGTTGCCCTTTGTCCGCAAATTAGAAATGGCAGTAGCGAGCTTGTCGATATTAAGCTCTGCGCCCTGCGATTCCGCAGAGATTTCTACGGATAAGCTTGTAATATCAACATCAGCCATCACTACCACCATCACTTTCCATCATAGAGAACATCATTCTCTTGATTCGCTCCTGCGCCTCAACTGCGCGTTGGTATTCATACTCGTCTTTCTCCTTTTTGGTAAGGGGAATCGGTCTATCCATGTACTTGATGGGGCTAGACCCTTTCTTTCGGAACATATTGCCAACCGTAGAGGAAAGCGCAGATGCCATGTAAAAACCGTTTCTCCATGCTTCTGCATTGGCTCTGCGTTCTCGCAGCTCCTCTGCGTCACGGTATACCTTAGCCAGCCAGACATCGCCGTGCCAGAACTGCTCGTAGGTCATACCGATAGAGATGTAATAGGCTTCTACATCGTGGAACAGCTTAGAGAAGGAAAACGATTCTTCCTCTCCGTCTGGTTCCTGAGATTGTGCGGTTACACAATCTCCCACGTTGCGTTTTTTGCGGTCTTGTCCTCAGTATCAGTTGCCAGCAGAGACTTGGAAGCATCCATGAACATCTCAAGCAGCGCAGCCATCAGCTCTTCCTTCTCGTCGATGTGGGCAAACATTTCGTCCACGACTTTACGCTTGATGCCCTTGTTTCGTGCGATGAAAGCACCATAGAACAGGGCACGAGAGTTGGACAGCAGATTGGTCATCTGGGTGTACTGGCCAATCTGAAAGCCTGCACGTTCGGTGGCTTCCACGCTGTCACGGGTGAAAGTCAGCTCGTAAGTGTTCTTACAATCGGGGGAATGAAAGTTGATAACCTTTGCAGCCATAATAAATGCTCTCCTTTATAAATAGGAGCAGAACCAAATCCGTTGTTCAGTTCTGCTCGGTTTGATTGATTTGATTAAGATGTATTAGCTAACGTCAAGGGAAACCGTTTCAGCCCATTTGGGTTTGCTCAGGAAAATAATGTTGATGGGGAACTCCAACGGTTCATCAACGCCTGCGCCGGACATACCGCACTGGTGCATACCATCCCAAGTAAACCCAGAACCATCAGAGAACTTCAGAGCATAACGATGCGTTGCATTGAGTTCGCCGTCCGAATCCTTGTAGCCACGCTCGGTAACGGCGGCGTAATCCGTCTTGTTGTAGAATGCGTTAAAGGGTTTAAGATCAGACTGGTTGATGCCAAAAATCTGCTTCTGCATGGGGTCAGAAAGAGTAGTGACATCCAAAAGGTTCGGGTCAGAAACCAAGTCAGGGAAATCCTTGATGTCGCACAGCTTGGTCATAGTGCCGGAAGTTCCTTCATAAAGAGCAATTCCGTAGCTGGAAATTCCAGTTGCCATAGAATGTTTACCTCCTTAGTTTCGGTAAATCATTCCGTCCTCTCCGATTGTTGCCCCATAGCTGCAATCAATCCGATAGACGGAATTGTTGTACAGCCCATTCAACGGGGCAAACGATTTTCGATAAAAATTGAGCGGTTCCAATACAGAATCCACGATGTCCACAATGGAGCGGGCTTCTGCAATGCGTCCTCTGGTTTTGTTGGAATAGACACGCACGCGCAGGGAAACGGCGGCATACTTGCTTCGGCTGGCAGAATCCCGATGAACCGGGAGGTTGCTGTTTTCCTCTATCTGTACACACGGGAACTTTTTGACGTTGCTGTCGTTGATTTCACCAGTGACAAAGATGCCGGGGACTTGCTTTCGCAGTTCCGTGGCAACAGCCGTGAAGATGGAATTGAAATAATCAATCAACTATTCCAGACCTCCCTCCACGTTGCTTCGACCTGAGAAGCCATTTCCTCAACAGCCCCCCACATAGCCATAGCTGGCTCATTGCCATCGGTGTAATTCAACTGGCCTTTACCATCCACCTGTTTGACAGGCGTTCCAGCATTGCCGGATTCGCCGTAGTAGTACCAGCGGCGTTGTGCGCCATGTCCTTTACCGTAAGAGCCATGCGCACCGACACCGGGCGGAAGTTGTCCGCCATATCCGTTATGATGTGCGCCAGTGCCAAACTCGATAAAGGCAACAGCCTTGCCCGCTGCAACAATGGTACAAGTCTTGTCTTTTTGGTTGATATGGCATTTCACGTCATTGGAGCCAGCGTATTCCGCATTAGCGAAACGAACCTTTGCGACTTCAAGACCTAACCACGAAAGACGAAAGGCAAGTGCTTTAGCCTTTTTGTTCAGGGTGGTCTTGTACTCCTGTATCTGACGTTCCGCATCACGAAGTCCGGCATCGCTCAATCTCACTTTAATTTTCACTTGCGGCCACCTCCTTCAGCGCATACAACGTGTCTGTAATATGTTCTGCGACCTTGACCACAATGTAATTGAAGGGCTTTGAAACGTCCGTCTGAAACCAGACGTGCGTACCTTCATAAAGCGGTGTGTTGCGCTTTTTGCTGGATGAGCTGACAACATAGCTGTAATCCGTGAATGCTCCAAAAGGGCTTGCTTCCGCAGAACCAGTAGGCGGGCTGACGTTCAGCATCAGCTTTGCAGGTTCACTCCACGATTTGTATGCAGATTCGCCAGTCTCGTTTCCCCACTCGTCCACAACAGGCGTTTTCTCGCCAACAGGGTTTGAATACCACAGCGGGCGCTTGTCCAGCGGGCTTCCATTGAACATCAGCCGATAACACCTACTCTCGGAACCACTTCGTTCAGCAGGGACTGCGCCACATCAGAGCTTTCCCACACACGAGTAATGCCATTGTTGGTGTAGCTCGTCTGTCCGTTTGCGCCGATGTGGTTGTACAGTTCCGCTGCAATGCGTATTTGCAACGACTGATACTGCAAGGGCAACTCGTCCGGTCTGTTGCCGAAGGGGTAGCCCTGTGCAAATATCTTGTCTTTGGCAAAATCAAGCAGCAGGTCGAAGAGTGGGTAGTCCTCGTCCGTGATTTCACGATCAAGTGCAGGAGCAATGTACTGCCCCAGCTTGACTGCCACTTCAGAATACTGGTCTCCCATGCCGCTTTCCTCCTTTCGCCTTAGTAAGCCTTGATGCAGTACACAGCGTCCATCTTCTGGAAGGACGGCAGGACAATTTCGGATGCAATGATGTTTGTGTTGACGGGGTGAGGTTCCTTGATAGTGGTGACTGCAACGCCGTTGTTTACGATAGAAACAGAAGCGTTCGTCATGCCCGCACGGAGGTCTGCCTCTTCGGGAGTAGTGCCATACCACATCTCGCCGACCTTACCATCAGGAACCAGAACAACATAGCCATCCGGGATATATTTAACGGAATCGCCACCGCCTTCAGGCTGATACATTTTGTCGAACAAATGAATCTTGATGTCGGTAGTCTGCTCAATCAGAGCACGCGCTTCGCTCTGGGTAAGAACAGCAATAGACTTTGCCGTAACCGTCATGAAACGGTTTTTCACCTCGTCAGAAGCAATCATCTTATTCAGAGTGTTGGTGTTCATGTAGGCGCGAGTGATGGTTTCGCCAACATTTGCAGCAATCGCATCCTTCGCAGTGGCGAAATCGGTAAGGGGAGTCGAAGTGGTAACGTCCCACTTCGCCTTGCCGGTAAGAGCCTTGTAATTCTTTGCCTGCCAAGTACCATCCGGGTCGTAATCGTAGATGTAGTTCACGCCGTTCGCTTTGATGGTAATGCCGGGCTTGCCGTTCTCCGGGCAAAGCAGTTGCCATGCCATACGTTCAGGAACAATTCGAGCACCAGTAATCAGCTCTGCGGCATCATCGAAAATTCGGCTGATGATTTCCTCCGCAAAAGTGCTCTTGCTGTTCTGAATCTCCATCAGCATCTGGCGGTCTTTCTCGTCAATGTGGAAACCCTCACGGAAGAACGGCATCTCGGTTTCAGACACCTTAAAGCCCTTGCGCTCGCGGAAGGTCGCCTTCGTGTCAAATGCACTCGGCATCAGGGAGATGCCAACGCCCTTATGACCGCGAATCCACTTCAGCTCCAGACCAGCTTTCTTGCGCGGAGGAAACAGGGCATCAGAGCCGAATGCTTGCGCGTTGGTAATATCGTTCGTCCAATACTCAGCAAGTGCATCGGAAGTGAAATATTTCTGAAAATCCATGTTTTTTACCTCCGTTAAGCATTAGTGCCGATGTTGTCACGGAAAAAGACTGCGGGAACAGCCTTATGCAGAGCGGCAACGTCATCAGCAGTAAAGAAAAAGCCAGAACTCGCCTTTGCCTTTTTCTGGTCAACAACGCCCTGAATCAGCAGTGCGCCATTTGGGTTGACGGAAGGGTCAACAGTGTGCAGCAGAATGCCAATGGCATCGGTGACTGCTGCATCGGAAACCCCGGTAGTGGCAGAAGCCTTCTTGCCAGTCTTTGCCATGGGATAGCCAGCCTTTACAACATCGGTTTCGGTCACAGTAAAGGGAATGGCAACGTAGGTATCAGCAGCCAGAATAGTGCTTTCAGGAGCCGATACCGGAGTAGTGGTATACTTCATGTTTTCCTCCTTAATGGAAAGCGTTCATTGCGTCACTCGATGCCTTATTTTCGGCATTCTTTCTTTCTGCAAGGCTCTTGGCAAACGCCACACCTTCGCTGTCAGAGCCACCCTTGCCATCCGCACCCGGAGGCGTGGGCATATCCTTCAGCAGGGAAGCCTTGTATGCGGTGTCATGGGCGGTCATAAACTCCGACTGGAACTTAAACACCTTGTCCATGTCGCCGTCAGCCAGTGCAGATGCAGCCTTGCCAGCCAGTTCAGCGTCATAACCCTGCGCAACGAACTTCTCACGGTAGGATGCAAGGGTCTTTTCCTTGACGAGGTTCTCCTTGTCGGCAGTCAGGGCTTCAATCTGCTTCTGCATCTCTGCAAGCTTGTCAGCCTGTTCCTGTGCGGCATTCTCGTCATCGGTACGCTTTGCTTTGAGCTGCTTCTTGTACTCGGCTGCTTCGCCGTTGGCTTTCGTCACGGCGTTGCGCAGCCTCTCGACCTCTGCGTTAGGGTCTGCAACCTTTTCCAGCGCAGAAATGATTTCATCGGCGGTCATGCCCTCTTTGTAGGCATCACCAAGCAACACATCGAGTTTCATATCGTTAATTTCCTCCTGCGTTTTTTTACCGTTGCTTCCCTGCAACGCTGCGAAATTTGTATCCCGGCTTCCCTGCCGGAATATGCAAAGGCGAAAACCTTTACTTCCATTCATCAACGATTTCCCAATCGTCACATGCCATATTTTCCATGGTGTACAAAATATCTTCTGAATCAACAAGATTTACAATCTTGCCATCGTAACAGTGCATTTCGACATAAGGCTTTTTAGAGTCTTTAGTCCCCAAGCACCAATAACCAGTCCAATGATGACGCTTGATTTTACGACCTCGTTTAAGAGAAAACAAAGCACTTGCAAAATTCATTTTTCCCCTCCGTTCTTTTCGTCGGCCTGTTCGTTCATCATTTTGTTAGCGTCAACAATATGGTCTACAGGCTGTTCCTGCGGCTTCGGCGCTTTTCCATCCTCGCCCAGCTTGCCAGCGGCAATCAGGAAGGGCTTACTCATTTCGTAAGCAGCCTGCGGGTCGGGGAACAGACCAGGCGTTGTGAACGCCAACTGCGGGTCAATGCTTTGGCTGAGCATCTGTGCAAAAATCTGAACCTTGCTCTGCTGGTTATCGTACTGACGGCGCGGCAGTTTGATGTTGATGTCACTTGCCATCAACTTAGAACCAGCCGTATCACGCAGGATTTTCAGCATCACAGACAGGCTTTGGCGTTCAGCGTACTTGAACATATTCTCGTACTGCTGTGCCCTTGCTTCTGTGTGATTCCAGCCGTTGCGGACGATAACTGCACCCACGTTGTCGGACGTTGCATTCTCGCTGCCAGTGGCACTTGGCATGGCAGTCAGACTGCGGTACACGTTCAACATGGAGTCAAGCAGGGTTTGACTCTGCTGCTGGTCAAGCTCATTCGCAATCTGCGAAACGGAAGCAGGCAGACCAGAAGTGGATTTCAGGCACATTGCGCCAAGCTCTTTTACTTTGTCAAGAGCACCCTTGTCCACAAGGCAATTGGTAAACACCATGATGGACTGGATGAACTGCGCCACACCGTCCAGCCGGTTGCTTTCAAGGTCGTTGATGGCATCCAACACAGGGATAGCGGGTTCAAACAGACCCATACGCTCCGGGTTGAGCTTATATTCGACCATAGGCAACATTCCCAGAGAGTGATTCTCAGACTTTGTGACCTTGCCGTTGTCGATTTCAAAGTACTGGTTTGGCGTGTACACGCAAATCAGGTCGTTCAAGTCGTTCTGATAATTGCGTGGAATGTGCAGCACGTTGGCAATCGGCTTGTGACCGATGCCGGAGTTGTAAATCACATACGCCATGTCCGGGTCTGGAACGTCCACCAGCAGGGGCGTTTCGTCCGGGTAGTTGCCACCATACCCCTTGTCAGGAAGAACGATGCGGTATCCCTGCCCGCACTCCAACATCCACTGCCAGAGCCGCCGATCAAGCGCATCCTTTCCCTCATACTGCAAGGCGTTGGACAGGCGAGCGATTTCCTCACCGTCACCAGTTGCCGTTTCAGACCGCACATAAGAGCAAGGAGTGCCACTCATGTAACCTGTGTAGAAGCCCACGCATTCATTGGCATGGTTCTCTACAATGCGGTTGGTGATTTCAGCGTGGTATTCCTTCGTGCGTTCGAGGACAGGCTGGCTACCCAAGTAGTAGTTGTGCAGAAAGCGGATCTCGTTCTTGTTCAGCAGATGAATAGGATCTGCCTTGCCCGTGACCACTTTCAGCACGTTTGCCCGATTGATTTCCGTCTCCGGCGTTTCAATCGGTCTGCGCCCGGTCAGCGGCTCATTCAAAAAGCCGCCAACAGCCATCTGATACTCAGCCATGTGTTTCTCCTTCCTGGCAAAATAAAAAAGCGCAGCAAGAAAAACCTGTTAAGGTCTATCTCACTGCGCCAAAACTGCGCTTCAAAAGCTATTTACTTTTCGGGTGGATGGATGATTTTCACCCATCCTTCCCTTGTGTCTCCTTCGATAACGCCCTTGCATCTGTCACACTTGAAATGGTATCGTCCGTCCACTTCGCCAAGATAGCGGTTGCAGCGGACGTTCTTATAGATGGGGTTCTGCCGGATACAAGGACAACAGATTCTAACTAGCATGAGCGCTCCTTTCGTTGGATTTCTGGAAACAGGCTGTTGAGCACAGACCTGTCAGAAGCTACTGGGAAACTATTCGCACTTCCAGCCGTGCTATTCTTCGCCCGAAGAAAACCATTGCAGCCGTTTCATTCTGCTGTCGGACAGACGTAAAACGGGAAGCTGCAATTTTGGCGCTGCATAATGGATTTGAACCAATGTAGGTCCGGTTATGAGCCGGATGCTCTAGCCATACTGAGCTAATGCAACATAAAAGCCTGGCTTAGCAAGCCGTTGCTCTTTGCAATGTGAAAAATCTTAAAAGCATTGCATCGAGAGCCAGGAATAACGGCAGAGGTATTATCAGGAGAATATGTCCACGCAAAGCAAGAGAATCGTTGTGCTGCGTAGCGGGTTTGAACCGCTTCGTGTCAGTTGGGGGAGTACAAACAACGTTTCGTCCACTCGAAAACGCAACATATAATCCCCGCGACAGAGAAAGGCAGCTGTCGCGGGTAAATGAGAAAGGAGTGTAATGCAACAAACTGACGAGTAAAAATGACTAAAACCACGTCAATGCAATACATTAGAGGAAGTTGCAAATCTTCCTGTTTATATTTTAAGCCAAAATGCAACCCAAAATCAAATTTTTGTTTCCAAGCACTGCTATATATGACACTTTTCTCAAAAAGGCCTCTTGACAGGCTCAATTTTACTGATTCCATTGTAAAGTTCATCGGCAAGCTGCGCCAGACTATCCGGGGCATCATCGTGCGGAACTTTGCCAAGCTGCGTGAACATCGTCACCTGTTCCATGAATGCCTTGTACTCTTTCGACTGGTGCTTCTCGTCAAGGAAATAGAACCGTTTGATGTCCGGCGCATACTGGATGATTCTGGATAGCTTGCTTTGACCGCTGGGCGCGCGCTGACTACGGACAGAACAGTGGTATCCCTGCTGCCGGAGCTGGCTGTCTACCACATCACAGTATTCATCACCGCCGTTGTTGGCTTCGCCGCGTACCACGTTGATTTTGTGCTGGATGATTTTGCCCACGACTTCCGGTCTGGTCACGGTCTTATCGCCATTATTGAACACAAGGTCTGGAATAAACACGGCATCGCCGTACACATAAGCGATAGGACAGGCGGTGAAGTCACCGCCACCCCATGCAATATCCATGACCATGAGCTTCCGATCGGGCTCACCATCAGGCAGAACACCGTTAAAATACCGCAGCTCATCAGCAGGAAACAGCAGACCTTCACGCACATAAGGCTTGCCCATGTACTTTGCCCACCATGTTGCATCGTCAATACTGGCTTTCATGTCGGCATAGTAGGCATCGTCAAATCCCACGCCGTAGTCATAATTGAAATTGCTGTGTCCGTTCTCGTCCACAGCGGGAATCACCCGAAATCTATACTTTGGGTTGTCTGCATACTGGCTTTGGATGCGCCCCAGAGGGTCAAGCACGTTCCAGCGTGTACCGACCATCAATTCCAATGCGCCCTGCTTTTTACGGTCTTTCAACTGGTTTAAGTAGGCATCGTACTTGTTGTTCAGGCGCTCAACATTCAAGCTTTCCTCCAAGTCCTCGATCAAGTCATCGCTGTACAGAACGCCGCCCTCGCCGATTTCAACTGCGCCAGTCAGCGTGCCGCCAATAGAGCGACAAGTCAGGGTGGGAAAACGCTTCTTTCGGTTCAGGTCAACGCTTTCGTCCTTTGCGCTCTTGTCCACAAGCTGAACGTCAGGGAAGATTTTGCCCCAATTGTAGGTCACAGGGTCAGTGATGATAGACAGCACTTCGCCATAGAATCCATTCGTCAGCTTGTCGGAATGTCCGCTCATGACCGATGCAACGTCCGGGCGGTTGCCCATAAGCCATGTGATGAAGAAAATGCACAGCGTACTGTTATGGGTAGGGATTAGCCGTTTGCCAGCGCAATACACGCCGCCCTCAACCTGAATGCAGTTGCCTTGCTTCGGCTCGATGCGCTCAAACCCGCAAAACGCCACACGGCGAGGTTTGGAAAACTCCTTTAACTGCTTGCGAGGAACAACGCAAGGAATGGGGCAGGTAGGATTAAAAGAGATGGAATAGACTGTCAGATTGCCTTTAATGCCACTAGACGATACACGAGGTGGATATTCAACCACGCTGCATCTCCATCCAAAAGTAGAAACCAGCGTGACAAAATCATCTCTCATTTGCGGCTCTGTGGTAGAAAAAGCGTACCGATGCTCTTTTGCCCGTAACGTACCGTCTGTATCGAGCAGCCCAGCAAGCAATTCCATGCGCTGTGCAATGCTGGCTGTAAAGTATTCTTCTGGGATGTGCTTCACGCAGCGGCGGTGACTATGGCACATATCGCCTTTTTGAAGTGCTTGTCGCAAACCAGAGAATCCGTAGTATTCAACACCAGTGTCCTTGTGAACCGTATGCCAACTAACCGGGTATCCATCGTTAATGACGCGCTCAACAATTACCCGATCACAAGGCGGCTCGCAAATATCCGGGTGTTGGTTGCGGCCATCGCCAAGCCATGCGCCCAATGTGTACGGCTCAACAGGCAGTTTCTTATATTCTCCCTCAACAAAATTTTTGAACGGAACCTGATAACAGAATCTTATGCCATCTTTTGTATCGGTAACATAATCCTCCATCATCCGCTTGGTTTCGACCACATCAAATCCGTTCTTATGGCGGTTAAAGACCGGCCACTCGTGGTTTTCGTGGCAGTCAATGTATGTGCCGTCAGAGAAATGGCATCGCACATCAAGCTGGCACTTAGGAGATACAGCCAGCACCTTTACAAACTTGCCTTTTGGACTGATAACTTCATCACCAACCTGCAAATCGCCGTGATTCTTCCAGCCGTTTCGCGTAAGAATTGGTGTATCATCACTCAAAGCCTTACCCACGCGAGCCGGAAGACTGACCCCCAAGAAATCTATCCGCTTATAAAACAAGTCCTCTAGGTCGTCTGCTAGCACTTTCAGCACTCTGCGTCTGGGTTGATAGAACTTCTTCTCTGGCGCACGATTCCATTCAAGGTAGATGCAATAGCTGTCGAATACATCCTTCGCTTCAAACAGGTACGTCCGGCTGATAATGTCATAAACCTTCGCCACGTCCTCGCTTGTTTTCATCTTCCCCATCATGGCCGCGCAGACAGAGCGCAGCTCACCAGAGTATTTGTAGGCATCGAACCGCTTGTCTTGTGACAAAGCGTCTCTCAGGTTCACCACCGCCTGAAACCAGTCCTCATAGACCTGTGCTTCTGTCGGATTCTGCTTTGCATACGCTTTGATGCTGGCGATAATGGCAATGCACTGTTTTGGCTGCATAAAAAATAGGCACCCCCTACCTGAAAATGTAAAGAGTGCCTACAACTGCACAAAAATCAAATATTCGGTTTTTATAATGCTGTTTTAGAAAATTATTTACTAAAATCCATCTTAATAAATGGGTTGCACAGTTTATTTGACTTCTTCTGCAAGCTGGTTTAGCCTGCGCTTCAATTCATCTGCGTCATAATACAAGGCGTCTGCGACAGCGTTAAGAATATCAGGCTTGTTGGTGTAATCGCACAGCGTTTCAATGAGTTTCAAACTCTGTTCTGACAATTTTACGGGTTTCATGTCGCTTTTCCTTTCTCATTCTGTTTTATTCTAGGTTGCGAACAATTTCACTTGTTCTGTTCAGCAATCCGATACCATGTCTGGCGGGTCAAATAATGTTCGCTTGCTCATCAAGCCACGTTTCGCGGTCAAGTCTTTCCTTCTTTTCGATTAAGGTAGGAGTAAACGTTTTATCGCTCTTCCATCCAGCGTATTTCTTAAAATACGCAAGATAATCTTCTGCTATTGCGGGAATGCTTTCCAAAATAAATGTAAGAAGAGCAACTCTCATTTGCCGCTTAAACGTTTCGGAAGAGCCTTCTTTCTTGAAATCAAAAAATATGTTTTCATCATAAAACAAAACATTGCATTTCTTAGATTGGCATTCCAGCATAAAGGAAGTAAAATCTTTGCAGTTTACAAAATCGAAAACCGAACGAAATGTCAAATCTGCATCTTTTTTGATAAAATCCCAATAAAACGGTTTTTGTTTTTCCATATTGTTCTCCTTTTCTCTTGCCTGTTGGAGAAAAGAATGGTATACTGTGGTTGCACCATTCTTTTTCCTGTTTTGGTTGGTTTGGTGTACTCTTAGCGGTGGCTTGTGGTTGGGCTGCCGCTATTTTTATTTACGTATCTTTCGACACGCTCATACCAAGTAGATTTTCCAATACCAAGCTGCTTGCAACACTCTTTTACAGTGATTTCGCCTTTTTTCTGTTGTTTTAATAGGCTTTCAAACTGCTGCTCGTCAACTTGCTTTTCCTGTCTGCCGAAGCTACGGCCTGTTCTGGCTGACACTCGCTTGCCGTCAACAATGGGCATAGCAGCTATACCCTCTGCCTGACGCTGCTTGGTTTTCTTACGTTCCTGTTCAGCTACTGCGCCCAAAACCTCAATAAGAATGTTATTTACCATTTCCAGCACCCACGTCTGGTCTTGGAAGTCAATAAGCGTGGTCGGAATGTCGAGAATGCGAACAATCACGCCTTTTTCTTTGAACCATTGAAGTTCTCGCTTCATTTCGTCTTTGTCACGCCCGAATCGGTCAAATTCCTTAACGATGACTTCATCCCCAGCCTTTACAGTCTCTTTCAATCGTTTATATTGCGGGCGATCAAAGCTACTGCCTGTCATTTTGTCACAAAATACATTCTCGTCCGGAATGTCGAACCGATCTCGTGCGATTTTAAGCTGTCTTGCAAGGCTTTGCTCCTTACTAGACACTCTAGCTAAGAAGTAACGCATTTTTTTCACCCATCACTTGATGTCAAACCCATTTTCGACTTTTGTCTCACGAGGGACTACCATAATCTTGTATCCCATAACCCTTAGTGTTTCATCCAGCTTGTTGACACTAATGTTTTTGTGCCTTAGACGTTCATTCAAGGTTTTAAGCGGAATGTCAAGCATATCACTTAACTTCGCTTGGTTCAATTCCTTCAATTTCAAAATTTCCTTTATCGCTTCACTTGCCGTCATTTTTCTTCGCCATCCTTTCTTGATTCTATTATATCAAGATATTTCTGGATGTCAAGATATTTCTGGATGTCAAGATATTTCTGGACTTTCTTTGCTTGCGCTTATATTATATATAAATATACTCTAGTATGTATTTATACATACTAGAGTAGTATAAGGTTGTTTACTTAGTTAATCACAATCAGGTGGAAAATTTTCTATAATAAGGAGTAATTCTGCCGAACTTCATTTCCGTAAAACTTTTGGTCTTGACAAGCATATTTTCACGCTTTATACTTGTTCCAGCGAAAGCGAGGTGATAGGCTTGGCAAGACGAGCAGGAACCTCGGAACGTGATAAGCTGCGCATGATAAGCACCCGGCTCACTGAGAACCAGATCGCAAGCATGGAGAGCAGCGCAAAGGCATTGGCCATCTCAAAGGTCGATGTTATCCGCATGGGTATCGAGTGGGTAGCATCTTACGTTGAGAACATCAAGGCATAAAAAAATAAGCTACCAGCGGAACTTTGGACGGCAACGCTGATAGCTTATCCACATCACGAAACGAGAACCTGCAACCACCAAGGGGGCAGTCTCCCTTTTCGGAATCTATTATACCAAAAAGGGCTGCTCTCCGCAAGAGTTAGGAGAAAAAAACATGAACTTTCCCACGAAAACCGAAGAATTTCTGAAAACCCTCGCCCACGGCAAAGAGCCGACCAGCGAGGACAGGGAGTACGCAGAAGCGCTGGGTAAGCTGTCCGAATTGAACTACCGGGCAGGGTACGAAGCGGGAGTAGCCAAAAATAAGGGCTGAGTTTTGTGCAAGTCTACAAATTTTGACGTCAACGCTATCGAGTGCTATATGTAGCACTTCTTTTCTTGACTTAACACAAAATAAGGTTATACTAACATCACCAGCAAATGAAAGGAGGTGAATAAACATGAGTAGCCCTTACGCCGAGCGGTTCAAGCGAACGCTGACGATCAGTATGACTGACAAGCAGTTTGAGCATTTGCAAGCGTACTGCATCAAGAAGCGCGTATCGTTGTCCTTTGCGCTTCGAGATGCGTTCTTTACGCTGCATCCCATCCCAGAGACCGATGAAAACGAAAAATAAGACGCTCGCTAAAGTTTGGCGACCGCAGCGAACGTCTTATATGCTCAACAATGGAAATGGAGCCATTGCGTCCTTATTATAGCAAATCGGCTCAGTTTCCGCAAGCTATTTAAGGAGATTTTATGAACAATAGCATCACAACTAAAACCGAAATTCAACTGATTGAGGGCGTTAGCTGCTACGAAGAAAACGGAGTAGCTTACATCCGGCTGGAAGATGCAGCCCGTGGGCTGGGGTTCACTCAGACCCAAAAGAAGAACGGCGTAGAGTACACGTCCATCCGTTGGGAAACTATTAACCGTTATTTGGAAGAAATTGGTTTCCCCAACAAGCTGGGGAAAGACAGCTACATTCCAGAAAACATCTTCTACCGTCTGTGCATGAAAGCCAATAACGAGACGGCGCAGAAGTTTCAGGCGCTTGTATGTGATGTGATTCTTCCCGAACTTCGCAAGCGTGGTTATGTTGCTCTTTATCCGAATGGACAGCCTAGCAGCTTGCAGATTTTGAACATGATGGTTCAGGCGGTAAACGAACAGGCTGTACGAAGCGCAGAAACCGAAAAGCGCGTGGATGCCATTGAATCCGGTTTCAACAATATGTGTTCGATCATGACCGTCAGTGTCAAAGACGATGCACGAAAGGTCTGTCAGCGCACGTTGAATGCCATTGCAACCAAGCGTGGCGGTGGTACGGCATACGCAGACGTATGGAATGAAGTATACGATGAAATGAAGGAGAACGGCTTCGATGTTCGCCGCCGTTTGGATAACCGCAAGAAGGATGCCGCGTCTAAGGGCATGAGCAAGACTTTTGTACGGAAAATCAACGCTGTTGACATCATCTTCGACAGCAAGGACAAGAAGATGGAATCCGCGTTCATCAACTCCGTTCGCCGTCTGGCAGCAGCCACAAACGTGAAGTTTGAAGTCAAGGAAGAAAAGCAGTCCGCATAATACATAACAGCAAATAAGAAAAGCCAGTGGTTAGAGAACATCTAGCCACTGGCTTTTTGTGTTATATGTCAGTCCTGCAAAGCGATAATTTCATAGGAACTGTATCCAGTAAATCCGGACAATGGGTAAAGTTCAAACGTTGTTGTCTGTCCAGAAGGAAGTGCATCGGTTATGTATGTGCAATCTCCACCAACCGGCACTTCGTTGCCTTCCGTGTCCTTCATCTTGTAAATAACGATGACCTTTATCCAATTGCTTGTGAACTGGCTGTTATTTGTGACCTGACCTGTGTAGCGCAAATCATACCCAGAGCCACGTTTAGAGACATTCGTGACCGCAAGCTCTCCGGCACGAATCGCTTGATTGGACGCACTGGCTTTGTGGAAATTCCGCTCATTCGCACTAATGGTATATTCCATTCTGGTTGGAGTAATACCTTCAGAATCAAACGACACATATCCAGCGTACCAATAAGAGTCTCCCTCTGCAATCCAGTCAAGGGTTTCTTCATCGGTTTTTAATACTGAACCGTCAGAACCGAAAACAGAGGCTTTTAGAGATACAAAATCAACGGCGTAATCGGGGTACGTATTCTCAACCAGTACAGCGTAGTAGACATAGTATCTCGTTTTACCATACTCGTATTTGGTTTCAAGGTGACTATGAGATTCCTTAATTTTAACAGTTCCTTCTTCGTTAGTTTCTTCTAGTTGAGCAAGGGATGCAATCTCATCCGGCTTTCCAGAAGCCATTGCGTACAAAGGCATTGTTAAAAGCATAGCCGCCGCCAGAGCTGCTGCAATGATTCTCTTTCTCATTTTTGATTCTTCCTTTCTTTGGCATATTGCCTTTAGCTGATTATAGCACAATCTAGGCTCCGAGAGGGGTCTTTTTGTATTTTTCGGAATTTTTGGAGACTTGCACAATCAGATGGGTTTCGTTTTGTGAAGGCGGGGTGGGTCTTTTTTATTTTTTCGGTGGTTGGAAGACTGACCGGGCGGGGCTGGGCGGCGGCTGTATACCCCGCCGGTGGAGACCCCAGCCCCCAGCGCACCCGGACGGTCTGCACACCACAGGCAGCCGCGCAGGCCGTGCCAGATGCAAGGCAGACCACGCCGGGCAGATCGTGCCGGCGGCAGGGCTGAACTACCTGCAATGCGTCCGGCAAAGTGTACAATTTCGGACGCTTTATTTTATCCATATTTATATGGATAAATTTTGCCAAAAGCATTGACAATCCATATATATATGGATATAATATAATCAGTCCAGATAAATATGGACTACAACCACGAAACACCAAAACAGGAGGACAAAAACCATGAAATTGGAATTTAGAACCAAGAACACCTATTACGGAAACGCACACTATTTGTGCATCGACACCAACGCAAAGACCTTTTCCCGCGTCCCTGAAGGTTGGGTATCTAAGGACGTCCCTGTTGTAGTAAAACGGGATATGGACACGATTAAGGCTCAGGCTATTGCAGACGGTTACACGGAAGTATAAAGATGATCACTCTTGACTTTTCCCAGTGGGCTGCCCTCTGGTATGTGGGCGGCATGATCAGCGGGGCGTTGGTTATGCTGGTATTTCTTAATAGCTAATAAGGAGGGGCAGAAATGAAAAATAAAAAATATCTTGATTCACTCGATTCAGAGAGAAAATATTGTTTGCTTGACCGTATGCGCATTGATTGCGAGTATTTTTTGGGATTCGGAGCCCGCCACGAAAAATATTTGTGGGCTGGTAATGTGGCCGACCATATCGCCAATATGCTGTATTTATATGATAGCATCGGAGAAAAGCCGGAATGGCTGACCCGTGAAGACATTTTGAAATATAAAAAAGAAATGGAGGGCTAAAAAATGACGTTGTTTGAAGAAAAGGTGAACGAGTACCGCGAAAACAAGCGGCTTTTGGAAGAGCTGGAAGCGATGAACGAAAGCATTAAGGCAGATATTATCTGCATGATGCAGGGCGCGCCGGAGATGGCGCAAGGCACCGCAAAAGCCATTTACAAGGATGTGCAAAGCGTCCGGCTAGATAACAAGCTACTCAAGACGCTGCACCCGGATATATATGCAGAATGCAGTAGCAAGACCACCTACAAGCGGTTCAGCGTGGTATAATGGAGGTCAAAAAATGAAAATTGATGAATTGAGCGAAAAACAGGTCAGCTTGCTTCTTGATCTTGAAAACCAGCGCAAAAAGAACGAAGCGGACGGCGGCAAATATTCAGATTTTTATCTCCGTGTCTGTTTTGCGGCTGTTGCAAAATATTTTGATCTTGAGGGCGGGCGGTTTGAGTGGTTCGAAGGGTTAAAGGAGATGCAAAAATGATTTTATCCGCGCTTCTGTTTTTCTTCTGGTTTTTTTCTGCGCTGTTTAAGGCGTCCAAATAAAAAGCATTCCACCCGGTCAGAAATGGCCGGGCTTTTCTTTTGCCTTGCATCTGCTGAGGGTGCAGGGCTTTTATTTTTGCCCTGATACAACGTGGCCACACACAAGCATTTACAGCGGCCTTTCTGCCGTCCATGCAAATTTATACCGCCCGAACACCAAAACCGTTTACATGGCTTTGCAAGGGCATTCCCGTAGATTTGCCCTATTCCGGCACACACAACACAGCAGCCACACAAGCCGCCTATACACAGCCTGCGCCACACCAGAGAGCATACCGCCAAGCGCAGCACCTCCGCCAATACCAGATACCACCGCCACGCCGGACGCTGTACAATGCTGCGCAGCCGCCTATTATAATAATGTATATAAGGGCGCAGCGGTGCGTACCCGTTATAGATCCATATCAGGCGGTGCAGTATAGCGCAGACCATGCCAGCCCGGCGGCTTGCAGTCTGGCACCGGGTCAGCAGTCAGGGCGCACCCTGCACCCGGCGGGGCGGTCCAGCAGCAGAAGCGCGGCGGGCGGGCGGAACTACTGGCGGCTTGCCGCCGCTTCTCTTTTCGGGCTTTCGCCCGATAGCCAATAGAGGTCAGCAATAGTCGCAGCGTTCCGGCAGATAGTCGTGGAATAGTCATAAAGCAGTCAGATGACCACCGTTTGAAAGTCCTATATATAGTATAGCAACGAGCTGCCCGCTGATAGTCGCAGAGCAATAGTCGTAGCGTTTTCTTGCGAACCATTGCCAAATAGTCGTGTGTTTTTTGTGTGAAATAGTCGTTCGCTTTTTAGAGAAATGGAGATGCGATAGTCGCTAAGTCATCCGACATCTTCCAAAATCAATATGTGTCAAGACATCTGTCAATTTTAATCTCAATCACATTACATCAAAATATTTAACAATCGTACTTATTATAATAGTCGCAGACAATTACTCAATCTTTTTAACTATTATTCCGCTGGAATAGTCGTATCATCCAAATCCGCTGGTTTCAGCTCGATTTAATTCTCAGTAATACACTATGGTATCTTGTTTAATCCATAGCATTGTACTAGGAATAGTTCATGCAACATTTGTACATATCAAACCGACTACAAAATGAAGCCAATTCTCCATGTGAAATAGTCGTAGCTGGTGACGGGTTAGATGTTGCTACCCTTTACAGGCTAGATGCCGTCACCGTTGGAGGTCACCCGGTCGGCGCGGTGCACCGGACAATAGAGGGTGACGTAACGTAAAGGTTAGCTGGACGGCATGCCCATATTCAGCCAATAGAGCCCGACGGAAAATGCTGGTCACGGTATGACCTGCTGGCTAACGGTATAGCTTTTGGAGATAGAGGGTTGTAGGGGGAAAGAACCTTTACAGGCGATTGAACTCTGGTTCACTGTGCCGCTGCTTCTCTTGCTCTCTGTCAATCCACATATCAGCAAAGGCCTTCCAGTTGGTGATAGGCTTTCCGGTTTTGGTCATCCAACCTGTTCCCTCATAGTAGTTCATGAACCTGCTGGCAAGCCTATTCTCACATCCAGCGTCCAAAAAATACTCGCTCACATCCTCGAAGTCCGGCGCGCTGGCGTTCCCATCGGGCGGGTCGCCCGCTTTCTTAATAACTTTTTTTCTTTTCTTTTCTTCTATATTAAGGAGGGGAACGATTGTTCCCCTCACAGGTGAAGCATCGTTCCCCTCAGAGGTGAATGATTGTTCCCCTCCCTTTTCGCTCCTTGACGATTCTTCCGGCACTTTGACGTATATCTTATCGGGCTTGTTCTTGCCTTCACGCTTGCGCTCGATCAACCCGGCTTCTTCCAGCTCTTTCAGAGACTTCTTGACCCATCGTTCTGTGAATCCAGTATCTGCAGCAAGGTCTTTGATGGGATACACGATGTATACTCGCCCTAGTTGGTCAGCAAATTTTCCGCTTCTGCTTGCCCTCTGTGACGACCTTGCACGATTGAACAGATAAATGTAAACAATTTTCTCTGTTGGGCTAACGCCAATAGTCGAGAGGAATCGAGGGTAGACCATGTACCCATTGACCTTTGTATCGGTTGTCATGTATTCCATTTTCTCCTCCTGCAATAGTCGTAGACCTCTACAATGCGCTCACAGCCCCGTAGAGCCGTGCCAGAGCTGTTTTCTGTATTTAGCCGATAAGTTTGTCATCTGACGCTAAAAGCGTTTGTATGGCTTCTGTGCGAGTATATGCAAAAGGCTGCCATTGCTGACAGCCCATGTGCTCAATCCATCCAAGTATACTCTTGGAACCGTTGAATCTGCTTGTTAAACGTGATCGGAAGGTCGCCTATCTCACCTTCCTTGTTCTTGCTTAGTCGGAACAGGTACTTGTCGGGGTTATCGCCGGACAGAAGGATGATTGCATCTGCGTCCTGTTCAATCTGTCCGCTCTCTCGCAAGTCGGAGTTGGTAGGCGTTGCTCCGGGCTTGGATGGGTTTCGATTGAGCTGTGCCAGTGCCACCACGACAATGCCTGTGGTCTGTGCCAGTTCGTGCAGGGCAATAGATATAGCTGTAATGGCGGCATATCTGTCCTTTGCGCCTGTTTCGTGTATGAGTTGAAGATAGTCTACGAAGATGACTTGAGCCTTTTTACGGAGAGCCTGAGCCTTCATCCACGCCACGTTCTTTCCGGCAGCGGAGCGTATATATAAGGGCATCTTCATGTTCTTTGCCTGTCCGTCAATCTCATTCAAGCTGA